TGGGCAGTCTGGTCGGGTGTCATTCCTTTAGTAGACCATCTCTGCTTGCGATTGTACTTTTGATACATCAGCCGTTTCTCAAGTGGTTTGATCCAACGCATCAAAGAGTAGCAGAATTCATCGGAGTAGTGCTGTATCATACGCGGTGCCTTATCTTCCAGTGGGTCGATCGGAGAATCTTCATGTTTCTCCCACTTTAGGAAAGACCGAACTTTATAATCTCGCGCCTCCAAGTTGCGACCTGCGAGATTCTTACGCGCGTTTTCAATCCTCACTCTCCTATGTGATGGGCTCTGCTCAATCAACTGCCGCCAAGTCAGTTTCTTGAGCGGCCGGGGTGGTAATGCTTTACGAAGCAATGCAAAAGATTTCGCCCATACCTGACGATTTTTAAAAGTGACGGCTGGAACAGGTTGTATGTGACGCTCTGCGAGTGCAACCCTTTCATTAATGGCGCACGCGTAGTAGCCCGCACAAGGCCAGAGTGTCCCGTCGGTATAGAGCGGAAGCAACTGTCGCATTTGATGTTTATGATTGCATACGACGACAGGATCATACACAATTTTCGCGTGGTCACCGACGGGTCCAGGCCGTCGGTCGCAGCAAACCACGCGAGGAGGCACCAGGGCGAATCTTCATTTGACTGGGGGCAGCACGGTCTGAGCCCGCGCCACCCGGCGTTTCAGCTGCCAATTGTCGTACCATTTCTGCCCATCCAAGTTGAGCAGCCCGGCAACGGCTTGATGGAAACGCCCGCGATCAGGTATGATCGCGCCTGTCAAGGATAGGTTCATTCCTTGTACACCCAGGGCTCCCCGCTTTCGCATCCATTCCCGAACGCGCATATCGGCTGGTGAACCCTCCAACGCAGCGGTGATGACAGAGGTAATAATTCTCTCGCGGTCAACAGACGATAAATCGTCATGAAATCTGTTGAACCAGCCCTCCGCTCTTTTCACCATTTGGGATGGAGTGGAGGCATCACGCTTTATGAACACAAACACGGTCCTCAGGTAAGCGAGCAATTGGTTGTCAATTGACTCGGGTGGTTGTGCACGTCTGATGACCTCATCGGCAAAATAACCGGTTATTGGATGATCATCACCTGGAATGACGTACACAGGGCTGCCTGCCAGTTTTATTGGCGAGGCTTGAACACATGGTAGCATCTGGGGCACCGGAGCAACGTGGGGTCGAGACCGTATCCCTTTAGATACGACACTATATGCCGCCACTGCCGACTCGATCTCAGCCGCTCTAGTCTGAGCTGAAAGGCGCCCGCTGGGGTTGCTGCTAGAAGAGAGACTGTCCCATCCGGTTGGTCCGCACAAGGGGATGGGGTCTCTGTTTCTTCTGGCAACTCCTCTAACATGCCACTCTCTGACCCAGCAGATTGGCAAGGGACCGACTGACTGTCGAAGAACGCCTTGCACAATGCGGGGACGCGGAGAGGGGTTAGGTGCCGTCTCGGTACGGATCTTTCGGCTCGCCTCAACTGGTGACGGAACAGATTGAGGTCTAACATCTTGTATTTGACAGGATGGAGCGTCGAACTGCTGTGCCAGTCCGGTTGTTGGGGGATTCTCCACTTGGTCGGATCGGCAGGGAGAGCATCCCGTCCCACGAAAAGAGAAGGCTCTGCAACGTAAGCAGATAAAGCCGCGGCGATTAGCGCAGTGGTAGTCGATGGAACCGCAAACCTGGCAATCGAACGTGGGAGGTGGACACGCATGTGGACAGATGTCAACGGAATAAGTGTCCCGGTAGAGTTTTCGTCCGTATTGAGACTGAAAACTTCGCAACTTGCCGACCACACGTTTAAGGCAAGCTTCGCATCGACAGGCCGCGCACGCCAAACAAAGGCATGGGTGATCATGGGGTCCCAGATGAGGTTCGGGATTGAGTCTATATTGAAGGAAGACTCTGCGCCAAGGCTTACGTCGACGACGGCGAGAACTTGAACAGCTGCTGGAGGTATCAGCATCCGAAAATGCGGGTTCGATGCTAGAGCCCGCACTCCGACGTCTCCAAGATCACGACTGGAGAGCGTGTGCTCAGGGGAGGTCTGAGCTGGTGAACACGGTGGCTGGTTAGGCCGGCGCCATCCCTTCCTCCTTCGGGGGCGCACCTGAAACCCATCGGAATCAGGATTTGATACACGTCTTGGCTCGCTGCATTTTACGGCTGCAGACTCGTTCTTGACGGAAGAACTTTTGTTACCGTTCCTGGACCAACCAGGCCGTTTGGCCCGTCTCTCGCGAGGAGACGCTTGACCACACGGGAC